TGTCTTTCTCTTATTAGAGTTAAGATATCCCAGCAATTAAAGAGGTTTTACATATACATCACTGTATAAGGAGGCAACATTGTTCGCCTCGGTAGACATAACCAAGAATCAATACCGTGTAATATACAATAAGCTTGTGCTATATTTCCTCTATTAGCTTTATAAGGAACTGTAGAACCACCTTGAGTTGGTATTCTGCATATCTCTCTAAGATAATACCAAGGATTTCTAGCACATTCGGTAAGTACTCTACTTATCTGGTCTCTACTAAGTGTAGTGTGTCCATCTTTATCAACTGCGTGAGGATTTATATTAATTAGACTATAATCACAAATCTCTAACATAAAATAGAAATTTTTTATACCTAATCTTTTTAAATCTTTAGCAACTTGTAAAAATGAAGTATTACCAGTACCTAAGTCATAATACTTACCATTGATTCTATTTATTCTATTTGCCATTAAAAAATAAATTCCTTTCATATTTTTTGAATCAATTTATTTAACAGTGATTATTATTAAATAATATCTATTGAAACTAATTAATTAAATACTAAAAATTATTTATCAAGAAAGGAATATCCAATAATGGAAAATATTAATGAGAATGTAAATGAAGTAACTAATAATGAGGTTGTAGAATCTCCAGTAGAAGAAACAACTAAAAAGAGTAATGGATTTAGTTATAATGATTTTAAGAGTGTTATGGATATGATTAAATCTATGGATGAACAACTTAAATCTCTTAAAGATATGAGTGAAGGTCTTATTAGAAATACTTATAGACTTAATACAAATATTCTTGATGATATATTAAAATATGATAAGAAAGAACTAGAAGTAATGGATTTAGATGTAATAAGAGAATTCTTAATTAAGTATTCTACATCTGAAGAAGTTACTGAAGAAATTAAGAATCTCGATGAAAAAGAATTAAGAGATGAGATTAAAGAAATTAAGAATTCTTCATTAGTTCTATTATCAGCAAAAACAGAAGCAGATAAGTTAAAAGAAGAGAGTAATACAATATTCTCTGAATATATGAATTATGTAACTTCTGATAAAGCAAGAGAGATTAAGAAAAAGAATTTAGAGAATATGAAAAATTCTTTAGACTTAGAAAAAGATGCTAATAAAAGAGCGAAGATGGAAGAAATGATTAAAACTATAGAAAGTTCATTGAATTATGATTTTCTCTATGATAGATTTAAATCATTAGGAAAAAATGAAGTAGAAAATATTAAACTAGCTTTCTTTGATAATAGAAGAGGAAGTTATATAATGGATAAATTTCATTCTAAGATGAAGATGTTTGGATTTAAGCAGGATTTATATACATACTTCCTTAATATAGAAGAAACTTTCTTAGATGAAAAATATTATCCATTTAATAATCTCTTTTTATTTATTTATGCAAGAATGATTGCTTATTCAGACCCATATAATAAGAAAGATGTTATGTTTGTTAATTCTATTAATAGTGGATTAGCAAGTCTTATTTATCATAAGTTTGAATCAACTGAACAGGAATTAAACTTTAAGGGAATTATTATGGGTATTGATGATTACTTTATGGAATATAGAGATTATTTCATAGAGAATAATACTACATATGAAAAACATCCAGAGAGAATTAATTATGAATCATCTAAAGAAGATGCATTAAAGAAATTCTATATAGATAAACTTCATTCATTAGATATTAATGATTTTGATGAAAATACATCTTCTAAAGAATTAAAATCATTATATGAAGAGAAGTTTAATACTCTTGTAGATAATCAGTTAGCTGATTATGATAAAGAAGAGAAAGAAAAAGGAGAATCTGAGAATAATAAACCAGATGAAGTAATAGAAGAAAATAAGGATGAAAATGAAGAAGAGGTTAAGAAAGAAATTGTGGAAGAAGAAAAGGAATGAATATATAGAAATATTTAATAAATTAGCTAAACGATTTAATGATTTTTATACTAAGTTATACAAGCCGTTTAATAATTAATTTATTATAACATAATAGTAAATCTTATAATAATTATAAGATTATTCTTTTTTCAAACAAGTACTCCTTTATCGAGCTACTACCATAGCGGATTAATTTCTGCTATGGTAGCTTTTCCCTCAAATCACATTAATGTAAACTTAGAATAAAGAAAATGAAAGGATTTTATAATATGGCTTCATATTTTAGATCAGATGGAAAATATATTTACTTAGAAGCAGATTATGCAGAATTTTATTTACCAGAATCCTATTTTGATGAAACTGGTAAATTTGCTGAAGATAAAGGTGATACAATAAGAACTCTAGGAATATTTAATGTAGGAATATTTGAAAAAGACAAATTAAAAGAAATGAAAGCTTTTAATGTCCCTACATGGATAGAATTATTTTCTAATTCATCAGAAAATAGAATTGTTAATATTGCTAATAAAAAAGGTGATGTTAATGAAGTTAAATGTAAAGTATTAAACTATCAAAAAGGTGCTAAGATAATGGCAAGTTCAGTTATTCAAGATAGTAGTAACTGTGAAGCATTTATGGATTTAATTATAAAAGGAAAATTACCCGCCTGTATTCCATATAGCAAAATGATGCAGACATGGCAAAAGAATCTCGATTTAAATAATGTAGGATTTAATGTAATGAATGTAGTGGAAGAAATGATATTAGCTACTATGTGTAGAGATAAAAGAAATCCTAGTAAAAAATTCTGTCAAGTAGTTACTACAGAAGATTTATCTGATTATGATTATAAAATGAATAATGTAAGACAGATATGTCAGTATACATCTACATTTAATGCTATTACATTTGAAGATATGGATTCTATGATTACTACATCATTAAATAGAACTAAATCCAAAGGAGAGGAAACTCCATCGGTGGTAGAAACTATTCTAAAGCAATAGATTTCCTTGGATACCACTCCCGAACATTAAAATAAATCTATAGAGTTTTATTAAAAATAAACTCTAATATTTTAAATTGTAAGGAGAAAATAACATGGCACAAACAATACAGATTGTTCCTCGTTTTTCATTTCCTCATATAGAAAGCTATGTTAATGACTATACACAGGTAGCTAATGATACTCAGGCAACTACCGTAGATGCATCAGTTATTGAAGCATATGCAGTTAGAGCTCCAAAGGGCGTAGATAATAGATGGATTAGAAAGACAACTAAGGCGGATGCCATTAAAACATTTGGTGATTCAAATTTTAAAAAATACGGTCAGCCATTAATGCAAGCATATAATGTACTTGATCGTAATAATTCAGCTGTATGGATGATGAGAGTTATGCCAGAAAATGCAGCTTATTCTAATGCAATAGTTTCTATTCTTTATAAAGCTGATACAGCAACAGATGCTCCAAAAGCAGCTGATAGAAAATTTAGAATTAAACTCGTTGCTAAGAGTAAAGAGAATATAAGTTCAGCTAAAGCACTTGCTACAGCAGCTAAAGGTACAGAATTTACTGATAAGGATAGCGAGAATTATGCTCAGCTTCCTTTGATGACTGTAAGATATGTTGGTAGAGGTGATTGTGGTAACTTTTATTCTATGAGAGTTTCACAAGCTCTTACATATGAAAAAGAATACGGAATTAAGATGTATAATTTTGAAGTTATTACATCTGAAAACGGATTGAAGAAAGATGCTAATTATGTAGGTGGATTAGTTTCTTCTATGAAATATACTTCTGAGGGTTCTACATTAATAGATGATGTAATCGAGGAAGCAGATATTGATAAAACACCTATTCTTATTAAGTGTAATGATGATGCTGTACAGGCTGTTTATGATGCTTATGTTAAGTTTATTAAACAGCAGAATACTGATTTGAAAGCTCAGTATCAGGCAGATCTTACTACTTATAATATTCCAACAGATCAGCTTAATGGTAGTAAACCAGTTGCAGCTGAGCATAAGGAAAATTATGCTAAGTTAATGAAGCTTAATGAGCTTATTAATGCAACTGATGTAGATAACATACCAGATGTTGATATGTTTGACCCTATATACGGTAGACCAGTAGAATCAGTTGGAGAGATGCTTCCGTGTATTTATTTCCCTAAGAAATTAACATCTGATGTTAATACACATGACCCATCATATGATGCAAAGAACTACACTAATAGTGAAGGTCTTGTTATGTTCGATTCTATAAAAGGTCTTGTTCTTAAAAATGGTAATAATGGATATTTTGATACTCCTAGAACAGTACAGGTTGATGGTGGTTCACCAAAGACATGGACTCTTGAAGAGGAGTATGAAGATGCATTTATAAATGCGTATAATGGTACATATGATAGAAGAATTCTTTCTCCTAAGAGAATACCAGTATCTGCATTCTTTGATGCAAATTATCCTTATGCTGTAAAGAATATAATCGTAGATCTTGCTAAGACAAGAAATGATTGTAGAGTATATCTTGATACAAATATTATTCCATCATTCTCTAATTCTATCGTAAAAGGTCTTATTAAGAGTTATGGAGTATTTGATAATCATATGATTTCTGTAGATGTACAGAATTATGAAGTTAGAGAGTATTCTACAAATAAGAGATGTAATGTAACAGTCTCATACTTTAATTCAGCACAGTATGTAGATCATATTACAGAGAATGGAATGCATATTCCGTTTGTTAGAGATAATTGTACTCTAACAGGTCATATTAAAGATAGTCTTCAGCCAGTAGTTGAAGAGTATGATAATGACCTTAAAGAGAGATTGTATAATAATAGACTCAATTATTTTGAGTGTATTGGAGAGAATACATTCTATAGAGCAGTACAGAATACTACACAAAAAGCAGAAACTGATCTTCTCGAAGAGTCTGATTCTACTATTCTTTATACATTGAAGAGAATGGTTGAAAAGGATACAGAGAGTCAGATTTATAACTTCTCTGATGAGAGTGTAAGAAAAGATTTTGTTACTGTAGAGAAAGCTAAGTATGCTTCATGGATTGGTTCTATGGTACAATCACTTGAATTTAATTTTGCAACTTCTGAATATGAATTTAATCATTCTATTCTTCATCTTTATTTATCAGTAGTATTTAGAGGACTTACAAAGAAGGCTATTATTGAGATTGATATCAATAAGCGTCAGTATGTAGCTCCTACTGAATCAACACAAGAATAACGAAAGGAGATATAGAAAATGGCTAATACAATTCAGAGTGGTATTAAATCCCATACAAATAATAACCTTACCAATTATGCTCTTTTCCTTGGTGGTACGAATGTCATTAATGAAGTTCTAAGATGTTATGACCCTCTTAAAACTGGTTATGGTCGTTTGTTCATGGTAAGAAAACCAGCTTTTCTTCTTGATCCACAGACAGGTATTCCACAGCAGTTTAATAAGTTTAAGCATATCGTAGAATATGGTAATACTGAAATAACTGGTCTTAATGATGTATCTGTAGAATTTGGTCAGATTACTGGTGGTTATATTGGTAAGTCATTCGAGATTCCAACTTTTGCACAGGATAGTACAAACTCATTTACTGTTACAGTATACGAGTTCTCAGGTTCTCCTGTAAGAGAAGTTTTGCATACATGGATTAATGGAACAACAGACTTGATGACAGGTCTTTCACATTATAATGGTTCTAGTCTTGAGAGATTACAGGCTAACCAGACAGCAGAATTTATTTATTGCTCAACTGATGTAACAGGTGAGAATATAGAGTATGCTTGTCTATTTGCTAACTGCTTCCCAGGTGGTTTAAATACTGACGTATTTAATCAACAGGGTGCTCAGCATGAAGTTGTACAGACTCAGATAGAGTTCCATTGCACTAAGTATGAATCAATACAGATTAATAAGATGGCTAAGGTACTTCTCGATAAGTACAAGATAGTAGCTAACTCTCTTAACTTCTATAGTGGATTTAATGCTTCAGACTTCAATGAGGCACTTCATTATGATATTAAGAGTGGTAAGATGGTATCTGGTGTTGGTAATTCAGCAGTACTTAATAGACCACAGAGTATCAACTCTTGGAACTAAAAATAGATAAAAAAATAGAGAAGATAGAAATATCTTCTCTATTAATTTAACTAAAATGATATCTAGTAAGTAACACAAAGTTAAAATAATAAACAAAAAGGTGTGGAGCATGGATAAATATACTGATATACTGGATAAAGATAGTGATGAATTTATTGATTTAGTAGTAGATGAGATTCATAAGAGATTTCCTGATGGTAAATATGATGTTAAAGTATGTAATACTGAGAGTAAAGGCAACCATCTTGAACTGGAGTTCTGTTGTACCAAATATAAATCTCCATTAATTGATAAAATAGCCGAATCACTTTTGAAAAGTATACAAACAACTTAAAAAAAGATATCTAGGAACATAGAAAATATGTAATCCTAGATATCAAATAATTATCTCTTTTTCTTTCTGGATAGACTATAGAAGAATCCTTCTTTAGACATTAAGTTGTCATAGGTTCCATCTTCTACTATTCTACCATTATCTAAGCAGAATATCTTATCAACATTCTTAACAGTAGATAACCTATGAGCAACTATTAAAACCATAACATCATTAGAAATATTATCTATAGCTTTCTGCACTTCTGCTTCTGATTTATTATCTAATGCAGAAGTTGCTTCATCGAATATCAATAACTGCGGCTTTCTTATAAAAGCTCTTGCTATTGTTATTCTTTGTCTTTGACCCCCTGATAACTTCATTCCATTCTCACCTATAATAGTATTAATATTATCAGGAAGAGATTGAATAAATTCAGTAAGGTTAGCTTTATCTATAGCTTCCCATACTTCATTATCAGATACATTTATACATCCGTAAGTGATATTATCCCTAATAGTACCATTAAAGACTAAACCACTCTGTTGTACTACACCTATTCTTTGTCTATAGGTATATTGGTTAACATATTTCATATCTACATTATCTAACTTTATAGTACCAGAACTTGGTTTTCTAATACCATTAATAAGAGCTAGTATTGTAGATTTACCACAACCTGAATATCCCACGAATGCATACTTCTTACCCTTTTCTAACTTACAAGAAATATTATCTAAGATATTCTTACTATCATATGAGAAACTTACATTGTCTAATTCAATAGTATTGATATATTCTAAATCAATACTACCATTAGTTTCAAGTTTCTCACCAATCATATCCATCGCCATATCTAGTGTAGACATAGTAGATACCATACGATTCATCTCTTTAAGAATACCATTTACACTTTTAAATGTATCCTTAGCATAACTATGAATAAGTGTAAATGTACCTATGGTAATTCTACCTATATTACAAAGATATGCTCCACCAATATCTATCAAAGACCTACAGGCAATAATAACAAGATTCATTAACTCATTTAGTGTATTACACTCACTGAACACTTTAACCTTATTATCACTATCATTCTTAAATTTCATCATAATATCAGATATAATAGTATCTGCATTACCATGGCATTTAATAAATGGTGCCATGTTAAAGGTATTTGAGATAGTATTCAAAATATCTTTAAAGGTCTTATTTCTCTCAACTACAATCATCATTAGATTTGAACCTAATGTCTTTTGTAAGAGAATAAATATTGGTATGATAACTAATACTAGAATACCTAATACCACATGTATCTTAACTAAGATAACAAATGATATTACAATATTACTAATATTATATAGTAACACTGGGATATGATTTACGAATATATCAAATGTCATATTCATGACATTATCCATATTTTGATGCACTGTTCCGGCATCATGACTCTCACTAAAATCTATGGGAGTCTTTAACACAACTTCCATGATTCTATGTTGGAGTTTCAGCTTTATCTTTGCATCAACTTTGCAAAGATATTTATAATATATCATGCTTATAAAAGCAAATGATAATATTATAATAGTTTGCAACCCATACAGCTTTAGCACTTCTGTAAATGAATTCCCACCAACCAGTTCAGATACAACTATTGCGAATACTACGTTTCTAGCAGTATCCGAAAAGCTATCTACCAGACTGAAAATATAGATTACAAATACCTGCAATCGACTACCCTCTGTACATCTCCATAGGAATTTAATCCTATCAATCATTCCATATTTCATTTTTTACTCCTTTCTTATGAAACGATTTATTACTACTATAAAATGATATATATATATATATATATACAACTAATATACAGGAGCATAGAAAATACCCACTAAAAACAAAGTTTTAAACTAATAAAATGAAAGGTAAGAAGATAAATGATTAGTGTATCATTTGTTAATAATACAATTAAGCCTATTAGGGTAAATGATGATATAAATGCTATTTTTAATATCATTAAAGAAAGTAATGATACTATCAGATCTCTAATCAATGATTATATTACCGAGAGTGAAAATCAGATGATGAATGAAGCTGTCGGACTATTCATTGAAGGTGAAGATGAAAAAGTATTAGAGAAGAAAAGTTCTGGTATATTTGATAAAATCGGTGAAGTTATTTTAGCCGTATTTAAAAAGATACAAGAATTGATAAGTAAAATTATTAGAGCTATTAAAGATGTATTTTATAAATTAGCTCCAGTAGAAAAGAAACTGGATATGATTAAAAAAGATAATCCTGAAATAGCAAATAAGGTAATTGCTGAAATAGATGCTGGTAATTTATCCGTTATGGATATAAAGAATTTAGCTGAAGTAGAAAAAGCATATAATCAAATATTGGAAGATGCTAAGAAAAAAGAAGTTGATTCAAAGACGTTAAGAGGAAAAGCTGAGGCATTAAAGAATAAATTCGATGATTTCCTCTCAAATAAAAATGGGACAATAAGTAAACTTCAAAACATTGGAGCTATTATAACTGTAGCAACAGCTATTATATTTATTAAAACTAACATGGATAAATATATTAAAGCTAATATGGATGCACAGAAAGCTTCATCTGAATGGTTCCAGAGAGCTCAGAAAACTGTAAAAGATATGAAAAAGTTAGGTGGAGATTATGAGAAAGCATTAGATCCAGATTTACATACTAAAGCAGAAATTGTTGCAAATATATCAAATGCTATGCAAGGTAATTTTGGTAAGATTGTTACAGAATCAAATACTAAAATGAAATTCTTAAATGGAATAATGACTAAAGTGATAGGATATCTTGGTCAGGATACTGATGCTACAAAGTTTATGAATGCTATAAATACTTTAAACGATGATTAATAAGAAAGGATATTTATAAATGGCTAAGAAAGATAATAGAAAGAATCAGGATACAAATACTACAGTAGAAAATACTGAGAGTACAGAAGAGGTTACAGAATCTTCAGTAGAAGAGGAATCTAATACAGGAGAGAATGAAACTACTGAAGAATCCACTCCCATAGAAAATCCTGCTGTAGAAGAAGTATCTAATGAAAATACTACAGAGGAATCTGAATCTGCTAGTATAGAGATACCTGAGAATACTACTGGTAGATTTATAGAGTTAATAGTTCATAAAGATACTATTGATAGAGTAACTGAATTATTAGATGGATATAATTTAAATATCATTGTAAATAATGAAGAAGATAAAGTTGTTGTTGGTCCACTGGAAGGTGAAGATTTTAATAATGCTATTAGAATAATTGCTGGAAGAGGATTGATGTTTAAAATCTAATTATAAATAAATAACTTCAAGGGATTTCTTTAGTTCTCTTGAAGTTATTTAAAAACCATAATTTAATTAAGATAGAAAGGAATAGATATATAAATGAAGTCTATTTATACAAAAATAGGTGATAAGTATTATAAGATTAATCAAGATACTAATATACCATCTATTTTAAATAAATCACTTAATGGTACTTCTACTTCTGTTAAGATTGATAGTAATAATAAGTACATAGGTCAAATTATTAATATCAATACATTAGAAGGTCCTGATACTAAATCTAATTCAGAATTATATACAGAATTTACTGATTGGATAAAAACAAAGAATATTAAATCAATAGATACTTTACAGAATTATTATAAGGTATATATGGATTATTCTGTATATCAAGATAATGCTGAAATAGAACACGCTCAATTAGTAAGACCATTGGATGTAGAAGATACTGCTATTGTATTAGGTGTTAATAGAGCCAATGAAACTGTATATAGAAGAGTTAAAAGTTTTAATCCTAAAATAGATTTTAGATTAAGAAATCCATTACCTCACGGAATTACTCAATCTAGTAAATGTAGATATAGATTAAAGATAAATAATATTAGTATATTTCAAGAGAAGAATGAACCCGCTGATATACATCATAATTCTACTTATGATATACCATTCTATATTCCATCATCAGTAATGAATACTACATTAGATGAATCTGTGTTAGTATATTCATCATATAATCTAGGAGTAGATATACAAGATATTGATCTTGAATATATACCAAGAATAATAGAAGTTACTATGTTTATTACATTAACAAACTTCGTAGTAGTATATGATGATTTAAAGATTCGGGAATTAATAAAAGCAAATGTAGAGGGTCGTCAATCAGCTGGTATAGAACATATGCCACCTCTTAGTGATATGACATTATCAAAAGAGAAACCTGAAGGTTCTGGATTATGGGCTAGATTAGTAGATTAAAAGAAATAATACCTTGATAGAATTTATTTTATCTATCAAGGTATTAAATTTATTCTATTATAATTTAATTAATTTACCACTCTTAAGTAATCTTAACATTGTTGTGTTCTGAGATGATGTTCCTCTATATAAAGATTTAATAGGAACTATCTTATTCTTTACTGCAATATTTCTTCTATTCTCTAATGAAGTATCATTACAACCAACTGCTCTTAAAGCAGATACTATACTAGTACTACGTCCTTCAAACTTAGGGAAATAATTTATTTTTTCTACAGGTTTCTGTAAACTCAATTTATCATTTACTCTATTTTGAATTTCTCTATAGTTATATCCTTTAGATTCTAAGTTTCTTTTTCTATCTTCACCAGATCCATATTTATTATTAATAACATCATCTACTACTGTATCTAATTCAGGTCTAGCTGGACCCTCACTAGGTTTTGCATCTTGTTCCAATAATACTACATCATACTGGGTTAAATTATAAGTATTAATAATAGTCATTACTTCATTTACATATGTAGGATATGTAGAATAACCACCATCTTTAATACCCTGAATACAATCTCTAGCACTCATTGTATTACATGCTTTATTATATCTAGCATATTCACATATAAGATTAAAATAATCTCTAATGGAATCTTCTAATGTATTATATGCTCTAAATGTATCTGTTATATTAGTAGCATTTACATTATCATACCATTCTCTTGTTTTAGTACTATAAACAGGACCCTTCCAATTCTTACCAGATTTAATTCCAAAATAAGCATTAGCTTTAGTCATAATAGATGATCTACCCCATCCAGTTTCAATAGCAGATTGAGCAATACATACAGATGGTAGTGACCAGTTCTGATTATTATTCTTTCTCTCTAATGCAACTTTCTGAGCTAATCTAGCTACATTATCTATATAATCCTGAATTTCTTTTAATACCATTTTAGCCATTATAAAAAATCCTTTCTTATTATTTTCGTATTATGATAATGTGACTACTGATAAACTTTAGTCTAAACACAATCCAATAAACCATATATGAAAGGAAATTCATAAATGAAAATAGATTTATTTAATACAAAAGAATTTGTTGATGTAAATAATCTGAAACCTATTACATCTGCTGTATTATTCCAAAGAGGTAATATTCCTCAACCGAATGGATTAATATCCAATGAGATTTTTGGAATTACTACTAGCTCAAGAAGAAATACTTTTGCATATATAGATCTCCATGGACATTTCTTCCATCCTCATATTTATAAAGCAATAAAGAGGATGTTTAGAAATATTGATAAAATTATCAATGGAGAAATGTATTACAGAATTGATTCTTCTGGTAGATTAGTAGAAGATGAAAATACAGGAGAAACGGGTTTACAGTTTATTTATGATAATTGGGAAAAAATAAATTGGACAAAGAATGATGAAGATAATAGTGAAGAATTTGGTATGAGAAGTGAGAGAATCAATCTTTTAAAGAAAACTAAAAAGGATGAATTATTTACTCAGTATGTAATAGTAATTCCCGCTTTCTTTAGAGATATTAAAACTGGTTCTACTTCTGGTGGTGGAGAAACTGATGATATTAATAATCTATATGGTAAATTAATTAGACTATCTTCTTTATTAGATAGACAGTCATTATTTGCTATTCAGTTCCATAGTACTATTTATACTATTCAGAATACAATGGTTGCTATATATGATTATTTCAAGCATAAATTGGAAAAGAAGAATGGTATGATACGTAAGTATCTTATGGGTAAGAATGTAGATTATTGTATAAGAACAGTTATTACTTCACCTACATATCATGCAGATACTGTAGATGATTTAAAGATATCTTTTGAATATACTTTATTACCATTAGCTCAGTGTTGTTCATTAATGTATCCTTTTGTAGTACAGTGGGTAAAATCTTTCTTTGATAGAAATATTATTCAGCAAAAGAATAATTTTATGTTAAAAGGAGACGGTACTAGTACTGTAATTAAATTAGTTGATCCTGAATCATACTTCTCAGATAAGTATATTAAAAAACTTATAGATGGATTTATGAAAGACCCAGAATCAAGATTTAATAAAATAGTATTACCTACTAATACTACTAAACCAATATACTACATATTTAGTGGAAAGGCAATGAGTAATGGAAGTGATGCTGAATTAGGTATCATAAATAGACCAATGACAAGAACCGATTTATTATATATGGCTTGTGAAGATATTGCTAAAAATAAACATCTCCAAGTAACTAGATACCCAATAAATAAAATGTATGGTACATTTTTCACTAAGATAAGAGTTGGTTCTACAGCTAAGACAATACCTATGAATATAAATGGAGTATTATATAAATGGTATCCAGATATTAATATAAATACCCCAGTACATAATATTCCTACATTATTCTTAGATGCAACTCAATTCTCAAATTCGTATCTTAGTGGTATAGATGGTGATTAAACTTCTCCGTTATGGTCACCTTAAACCTCTTTAATTGCTGGGAACT